CCCAGTAAAATTTACCGTTCAAGTCTAATTCATAAGATGGTGAAGTTGTGCCTAGACCTACTTTACCCCCAGATGTAATTACTAAAGGTGTACCGTATTGACTGTCTCTTACAATCAATGGGTGTTTAGTAGTACTACTACTTATTGAAACTATATAACCGAGTGCTTCAGTAACACTTGTTTTGTAACCAAAAGCACCGTACCGTGTGTAAAAATAAGACCAACGTCTTCCTGAACTACCCAAAGTAGTGTTAGCATCACCTGTACCCAGAAATGATGTATAAACTTGTGTAGAACCTAAGAAAAGACTTCCACCCAAACCTTCAATTTTACCATACCCAGTTCCATTTGCACTAGTATCTCCAAACCTAAGCCCTCGACCTGCAGAATTAACTAAATACATTCCGTAAGTATCGCCGCTACTTTGTGATACGTGAAGGGGATAAGCTGGATTAATATTTAGATTAACTCCAACATTACCTTGATAATATGAAAAACCAGAAGCACCAGAAACAATATTACCATATGCAGAACCACTGTAAAATGGAATACTATATAATGCAGATGATTTTACAGAACCCGAGGCACCTCCGCCTCCACCTGATAACGCACTTAAATCTGCAACCCAAGTACCGTTTTGTCTAGTACCTGTTAATTTGTAATCGCCGCCAAGAGTACCAGCTGTGGTGTAATCATTATAATCACCAGCAGCTTGCTGTACGAATCTTTTCCCGTGGCCCATTGACCTTTTGTTTAGCGGCATAATAAAAATAAGGTGATGTTTATATATAAAACATACTGGGGTTTTTGGTTGGAACCCCTTAACCAATCAATGTATCTATTTCTAATCGAACTAAGCTAGGAAGCCAGTATTCATAAAAATAACACCAGTTTCAGGTCTAACGACTTTCAATCCATATCTCATTGATAGATAAGAACCGACAATACCGAAACCGGGATTTGCTTCTTCAACCGTTAGTGGACGTCTTTCGACGTAAGCCAAAGGTTTTACGGACAAATCAAATACTCCATATCTTGAAGATGGAATATATGCGTTAACAAAAACATTTAACCCATATATATTACCAACAAGACCATTACCAGCAGTATCTTCCAAGAATCCCATTTGACCACCAGAGTCTCGTGGGGTGCTTGCTTTGTATACTGCAGTGAAGTCTGCCATATCAAGTAGTGATTTGTAGTGCGCTGGAGATATTACAATAGTATCTGCATTGTATCCTTCGGACCCAATGATATCGATTGCTTTTGTTATATCAGACAAACTTAATTGTCCAGCTGACGTACTTGCTGCTATCTGATAGTGACTTCTTTGTAAGTCAGCATCTGAAGCTAATCCGTAGTTGTATAGACGACCTTCTCCAACACTACCACCGGAAGCTATGAAACCTCCATAAATGTTAGCGCTGAAATCAGTTATACTGTTTGAACCACTTTCTGCTGTGTTAGCGAAGACGTTTGCTCCATTAACACCAGTTTGTAAAGCAGAATCATACAGACCAAACAAAGCGTAAACGGAATGTTTGGTAACGTGTCTTTCTACAGACCTTCTTGCCTCGTTGAGGGCCAATTCAACTTCGTTGAATCTTGAATCCTCAATCATCCTGCGGGTAACACCTACTGCAATACCCCACTCACGAACGTCCACTCTCTCGGAGCGTAGTTTTGTGTGTTGGTATGCTGGAGTTGTTCCCTCATCTATCTGTTCCATCGTCATTGATGGAAGAGTAAATGTGATATCTATCTTTCCGCCAGTATCGGTGTTCATTCTTTCTGTAAACATTTGTAGTGCAGGTAAAGAAGTGACTTTGTAGTCAATTAATGCGTCTTTATAATCAATAAGGACTCTCTCTCCTGTGCCTCCTAATGCTGAATATGAACCTTCGTTATTGGTGGTTAAAATTCCTTTCTGTGCTGTAACCATATTTCATCACCTCAGATTACCTGAACTAGTTTCAGGTTAGGGCCGCCTGTATTGCTTTCTAATGCAATTGCGACCGTTGTTCCAGTCTGTTTGCTTGCGGATGTATATCCAGCTCTTAGACCATCATCGGCTGCACGTTGAACGTACAGCGCATTCCCAGCGGCTACTGTGCCGCTTACATAGACGTTACACTGAACCCCGTGACCAGTTACAACGGATGCTATATTACCTGATGTTGCAGCAGTCAAACAGAACCCTAGTCCTTTTGACCCACTTACGTGTTGTTGTACCGCTTTTGCGCTAGCATTTAGCGTTACGTACTCACCAGCAGATAATGTTTCATACGCTGTGTATGGTATAATTCGGGATGGTGCTCCACCGTCATTTACAATTATTTCTGTTGCCATATTTATTCACCTCTATTAAGTGCTTTCCTATTTAAACGGATATGTCCGTTTTTAGATACTCCGAAGAGTCTTTCGACTTCTTCTTCTTCTTCGACAGCTTTTTCTTCAGAATCTGCTGCAATTCCTTTTCCGAATGACTTTTCAGTCTCGGATGGAACTGGAACATTTTCTAAAGCTTCGCTGAATCCAACGAGTTTTGTTTCGTCCCAATCTGCTAACTCACTGAAACGGTCTTCTTTTGCTTCTTCCTTAACTGCTCCAATAAGTACTTGTTTTGAGATGATGTTATTAACTAAGGTTTTCTTTCTGCGGTCAGCTTCTGCAACTTTGCGCTCTTCTTCCTTAGCTTTAAAATCCTCAATGGCTCCTTGAGCCTTCTCGTATTTACTGGTCAATTCGGTGTATGCTTCTTCCTTTTCAGCTAGTTGTGATTTAAGACTTGCAAACTCTCGTTCGACTATTTTGTCTGAATCGTTGTGCTTTACTTCTTCGCTCATACTATCGACCTCTTTACTTCCCCCGTCGTGGGGTTTATCATTACACGTATCTCCACTAGAACAAGAGTCGCAACAAGGTTCTTGTGCAAATTCCTTTTCCACTTGGTCAGATTCGTGTAATCCACATTCCGTATCAATTGTACAGTCTCCACAGACTGCTTGCATTTTATCATTCTCTATAAACGACACTTCCACCGGTCTAATGTTTGTAGCATAAATGTCACCCATTACATCTACATCCTTAGAAAACCAGTCTATACTGACGTTAGTTATCTCCCCTTCTTTAACTTTACCAATCACTTCATCCGCTTTTTCTGTTGGTTCAGAAATCTGTGCCAACATTTTAATTGCAATCTTTCCATTATCTAATTCTTCCACTTCAGGATTTATTGCCTTTCCGATTAAATCATCAGACGTCCTTTGGTGGTTGACATATATAGGCAACTCTTTAAAGAGTTCTATATTATCTCTTAGCATATTAGGCTCTATATAAACTTTATGGTCTTCACCGTCTTTTTCGTACTCGTGAGGCCCAGAAGTTATAGCCTTTACTGTAAATTCAGTAATTTCATCTCCTTCTTTAACATCTTCTACTTTGAAATCTAAAGCAAAGGTTTTTTGTGTTTCCTCTACAATAGATGTACCAAACTCTTTCTCCACCCCATTTTCATCAGCCCACATAGTACACATATTTGTGGCCATTGCTTCGGAATCTTTAATTCCGCGTTTTTTGAGGTTTGCTCCCAATTGATTTACACATTTTTTGATTTGACTCATTTTCTATCTCCTGTAGCATTTGCAGATGGTTTATTACCTTTCTTTGGTTCGTAGGCCCTACGTGCTGTCTTTCTAACATCACCTTTCTTGGTGGTGCCTCTGTTATCAGCCCGTTGTGACTCTTCTTTCTTGTCTACGTTTTTACCCCCTGCGACATTTACATTTGCCACAGATGGTTCCATAACTTCAACAATTCCGTCAGGGTCTAACCCTCTTTCTGCTCTTACTTCTGAAGATGCTAACACTCCTTCAGATAAGTATATCATATCAGTCTTTGCTTTTGTAAATGCATCATCTACATTTAATTGCCTAAACTTGAATCTAATATCTTCACCTAATTCTGGCATTAATTGTGAATTAAGTGCGGATTCTACAGATTTTTGTAGATATCTTACGTATGGTTCAAAAATAGGTCGTGCCTTTTCAGGTTCGTCCCACATTGTTTTTGGTACTTTTAATGCGATGTGTATTTTGTCCATAATATCATCTGTGTACTTACCGTACTCAAATGCTCTCTCTGTACCGCCTAATTCTTTAATTTCAATATCGTTTCCGTGAATTATATCTTCGCCGGGTTGCAATGCGTTAAATGCTTCAACGATTTCATCAATTTTATCTGGTCCATAAGGCATATCGGGTAAACCACAAGAAATATCAAATCTTGATACTGCGTGTTTGTTTAATGCAATACCAATATCTCTCAATGCATAATCTTTCAAATTCACTAAATACATTACTGTGTGTATATCTGATAATCCATAAGCATAATCATCAAATGGGTTGTTTTGTAATTGTATAATTTCATCCGATTCAAATCTAACATTTTCAGTATCATCGCCAGTATCTTGATAATAATACATTAACTGACCGTGTTGATTTCTTTGGATAAACATATTCTGTGATGAACGCAGTACTAGGTTGTCTCCAGTCCATTCTAAATATCCTGAACCAAAGATTCGAGCATTACGTAGCCAACCATAGATTGTCATATCGATGTTAATGTCGGTGAAAAGTTTTTCAACTTTATCTCTTAATTCTGCGTCTTCTGTTACAATATCAAATCCATCTTTCACTGCATATAGACAAGGTAAGTCGATTAAGGTTCTAATTATCGGGTCAGATAAATAAATGTTCATATACTTACGATTGTCACCAATATGTTTCTCATATTGATAGGATTGAGTCTGATTGGTTAATTTTAATCTTCTTATAATTCCGTCACCGAAATTACGTGGCTTATCCTCCTTAAATGGAGGGTTACTTCCGACGGTCGCGAACCGTCTGCTTATCCAATCTCCTAGACCCATTGATAAAACCTACTTTTAATACTGTTTTCACAGATATTTATAGTTTTGCTTAAAGCCCCCGTGGAGGTAAATTAAAATTACTTGGTCTATTTCTGCTTCCTTTACCTATAGAAAAAGCCCTTGGTCCCCCTTCAGACCTCTCTCTGTACCCACCTAACTGAACAGAACCAAAACTACTTTCTGCTGGTAACATACCCAAACAAGCGTGGATACCTAAGACTGAACTATCACAATAATCATCGTGTTTGCCCTTAGGTGCCCCTATTTTCTCTGATTTTTGCGTATGGTCCATTACATACTCCAATGTAGCGTGCTCATTGTACCATTTATACATCATTTTTTCTTCTTTTTTGGATAAATTCTGTGGATTAGGAACACGGACCAGATTTTTTTGAATAAACTGTACATAATCACGATAAGCATAAGTTTTTGTCCCTTTTGGGCCTCCTGTAAAGATAAAAGGCATAAAATGAATACTTGCTGGTATACATTCTAATCGAATCTCCTGTTCAAATGCACCGCCAATACCAGTAGCGTCAATAATAAGGCGCTGAGCTCCAAAATCTTTAGCGATTGCCATAATACGTTGTCGTTGATATGGTATGTCGTGGCCACCCGACTTAGGGCCAATCTCTTCCACGTATATAAGTCGAGCAATATTTCCCTCGTCGGACTTTTCGGTAATCCAAGCAGTAATGACAGTGCTGTTAACGGACTTACCAATATCCACACCCACAGAACAATTAGGAATCTTCTTTCCTCGGGCGTCTTCTGGCTTGATAAAGGCATAGTCATCGAAACATCTCCTTAATTGTTTGGTATTAAATACGTTTGATACACTTTCAATAAACTCACACTCATATTCAGTCTTCCAATGTATGGAATCTTCACCCCACTCCATCATTTTATTCAACATTTCTTCTTCATCGTAAGGTGCAGTGTAAGCTTCCCCTTTGATAATTGCGTCTCGCCACGTAAAATGTTGTCTTTCAAATGTTTCAGCATATCCTTCGTCATATAGGTACCGAAACATATGATTTTCCTTACTTTTCGGTGTCCCTAGATTGATAAAGGGTGCTTTATTCGCTACGATTGACGGTTCTACGTTATCTACAAATAGTTCATCCGATATTAAAGGGCTTTCATCGACGACAAGGAAGGTCGGGTGTTGTCCTCGTATAGCTTGTCCTTGATTTGATGGAGCAATTGGTGCTCTTCTTAGTAAAGTCCCTCCTTTCATCTTAATAGAAGGTTTGTTATGTAATTTATAAGCATCAACTAACGAATTAAGAAAACTATTATCCCTAAAATGCCGATAAACGTAATTAAAAATTAATGCCGCTTGGTCTTCAGTAGGTGCAATAACAAAAACAAGGTCCCTAAACCTACGAAAAAACATCCAAACCACTACAGCAATTGATAATGCCCACGATTTACCACTACCACGTGGAGCTAAAATTGCCATCTTACGTTGTTTTTTTGCATTTCCTTGTGGATGTGTCAATGCTTTAACTACAATTGATATTTGTAAGGGTCTTAATCTTAAAGGTCGTTGTTGTGCATCCATTAAGTATGTTTCACAAAAGGCACGAACTAACTTTTCCATCTTCTTTTCGTCTTTTCTTACTTCTTCAAAAAACTTTTCTAACTCTATAGAGTCAAATTTACTATTATTCTGCAGTGTCGCTTTGATTTCCTTCGTTTCGTTCTTGATTGCCTTCATCGTTTTCTAAGTCTCCTAGGAAGTTCATAAAGTTTTCGGTCTTCGATTCTACCAAAGTAGGTATTTCAATATTAAGAGCGCGGAACTCAGTATGAATATCGCGTACAATCTGATTTCTTTGTCGCAATAACTCTGTTCGTTTGTTAACATCCCGAATAGATACAAGAATTTCTTGCCAAAGCACGTCTTCAATTGCAAGATTACGTGCCAACAACATAACAAGTTCTTTATGACGTTCATACTCTCCTTCACCTACTCTTTCACGTAGCCTACTTTCATATTCTATTACACTATCTTCCATTTTTATTTCACACTCTTTTTTTTAACCCTTTTTTATACTTTCGTAGCGTATGCACTCACGCTCTATTTGGGTTACTTTTTTGATTTTTTAGAATCGCATTTAGAACAACACTTTTCTAAAAGTAATACTTCGATTACTTCGTGTAATCCTGCAACTTGCTCTTGTAATTCTTCTAATTCAGTTAGAACTTGTTCGCCTTCGAAATCATTCATATTTAATTACCTGAACTGACTTTACCATCAGTTGTTTTGGTTGTATAGGTTGGCATATCTTTCAACCCATCCACTGCTACTAAATTTGGATTTTTTAATTCTTCGCTTTCATATCCGATAGGGGATACTGAACCATCGTGCTTTCCATTATAGAATTCTAATTTTTTATCTTTTGGTGCCATAATTTTACCTATTTCTTTTTAGACTTTTTCGTCTTCTTTGATTCTGCTTTTTTAGCAGGAGCTGTCTCTTTGACAGGTGCCGATTCCTTTACAGGTTCGGGTTCTGGCGCTGGTGCAGCAGGAAAGTTTAACTTGATGTTAACTTCCTTGCCACAGCAAGGCCATTTGCTCTGATTTTTGAAAGCCCCATAGTCAGGACTTCCTCCACAACTTGAATATTCACAATTAACCATATGTGTCACCTACATTAAAATATGGGAAGATGACATATAAATGTTTCGGTCACTTCTTGCTTTCCATCTTATGCTCTTGGTCTTGTTGTTTAGATTCTATTTGTTGTGCTTGTTTCAATTCCGTATCGTTATAATCGATAACTGCTTGAGCTTTAACTTTATAGAATGCTGTTTTCTCTGCTTGTTCTTGTTTCCAAACATCAAGCGCATCTTTGATAATTAAGAGGGCTGGCCCACCTAATATAGCTATCAAAGTTGTATATGCTTCGATGTTCTCAAGAACTTGTGAGTTGTTAAGTCCGGTGTGTATAACGAACCCTGCAAACCCAACCCAGAGTAACACTAAAGGTACAGCAATCATAAACATAAAGATGTCGTTGAATGTAACTCCTTCTCTTGCTTCTTTACTCATATATTCAGTCCTCCTTTCTTCCTTTGCTTGTTTCTTTTTTGGTATTGTTGGTAAAGTCGGAAACTTCCGTCTTATGCGAGATACAACAACAGTCATCATCATCAGTATAGTAGTCAAAGCCAGAAAAGCAGTAACAACCCCGAACCATTCCAAAAATGTTATTAGCCAATCTATCACTCCTCCTCACCTGCATAAAGTTCTTCAAATTCTTTATACTTCATTTCTTTTATTATTCCTTTCAAGTCATCCACGT